TGTTGTTCTGTTGCAGGATTTTTTGTGCCAATGATTTGTGTTCTTACTGGTCCATCACTTGGTAATAATTCTTTGTATGCTTGTGCTTGAAACTGTGTAACAGCTTCTGCCATTACAGGGTGTGTTGCACCTGAAGCTCCTTGAAAAGGCTCTGTTCTATTTTCGTATTTAAATCCTAAAAGATCTAAACCTTGTATATAAGATTGTTCCCATTCTTTTCTTGAACCTTTGTAATCCATATAGTTTTGAGTCATCTCGTTTCCGATCGGCTCTAAAACTTCATCTGGTAAAAGATCTGCTAAATTGTCAAAGTGTGATTCAGTTCCAGGTACATTAATAGATCCTGGTTCAAAGTCTAATGTTACGCCACCATCTTCTTCTGGGATAACTTCTATAGGTCCTTTTTCTTCTTGTGGTTCCTGAACAGCAACATCTTCTGCTATCTCTTCTTCTGAAGGGATATCAAGTTTAGTCCTAGTGTTCGGGAGTCCTTTATCTATATCTGCCATTTAATACTCCTATAAGTTTCTAACACGTTTTAATAGACCTGGCAACCCTTGTGAGTTTGGTCCTGATTCTGGTGGTGGGCCTGAATTCACACCAGCTAATTTAGCAATACCACCGCCTGCTGCCATAAAAGGATCAAATGCTTGTCTTGCTCCTTCACTTCTTAATTCTTGTCTTTGTTCTGGTGACATTGCTTGTAGTTCTCTAATTCTATCTCTACTAAATTTTGCTGCATCAATACCTAATCCTGCTGCTGTTATGCCAGCTCCTATTGGAGTGAAAGCTCTACCAAACTTTCCAACTTTTAATATTTTTTGTAGTGTGGGATTACTAGTAATTTTAGAAACATTTTCTTTAAATAAATTTGGAAACAATAACTCTGCACCAACTAAAGGGTCTAGTGTTGCATCAACTATATTTTCACCTTTTTTTAAATTATCTGCAATAGTCAATCCGGCGAAAGGAACAGCTGCTGCTCTTGTTCCTAAAGTTCTAAAAGCTTTACCTAATAATTTTCTACCAGGTTTAGTTCCAACTGCAGCTGCTCCCGCAGTTGCAGCGCCAGCTGTTTTAGCAGTGTCTACAGCAGTTGACCCTGTTTCTTCTATTGGTCCTGCTATAGATAATGTTGTTGTGGCTAATGCACCGCCTGTCCCTAAAAGTGCTGCTTTTGCTTTAGCAGGTAGTTTAATATTTAAAGCTCTAAGTTGTGCTAAAAAGTTTGGTAGTGTTCCAGCCTGTCTGTCGACCGCTGCTAATACTTCTTTTGATCCAACCCTTCCCGTTGGAGTATCTATTCTTAATTTCAAATCTTCTAAAAATGCTATTTGTTTTTTAATTTTATCTTGAACTACAGGATCTGTACTATTTTGATTTTTAGCAACATAAGATTTAATAGATCTAATTAATCCAGAGTTTGTATTGTAAGTTGCAAGTTGTCTAAATACAGGAAACTCTGTGCTTAACTTTTCAAACTGTACCTCATCAACATGGTCTTTGGTAAATAGAGGTCGTTCTTTTATAAGTTTTAAAAAATCATCATCATTTACATATTTATTTTTTTTAACAATCTCACCATCTTTTAAAGTAAGATCTAATAAATTTCTAAGTTTAGTATTACCTAGTAACTCTTCTGGAAATTGTTTATAAAACTTATTTAAAGTTTCAACAGTTTCATCTTGTGCATCAAGGATATCAGCAACTCCTTTGCCTGCTTTTGCTTTAGCTTTATCTAGTCTTTCTTTTCTAACTATATTAGATTTTCCTTTTTCACCAATTCCCATAGTTTTATAAAAATACTTACGTTCATCACCACCTGACGCTATAGTTTTTTCTATTAAAGAATTTCTTAAACCTGCTAAAGCTAACTCTGCAGTCTTAGGTTCTAAATTAGACAAGTATTTTTTATATAAACCAGCGTTATCTATTTCTAATTTTTTAAGTTGTTTGCTTCCTCTAAGGTATTTAAATCTTTTTTCAAAATCTTCAAAAAATTTTTTCTTTGTTTCAGGGTCAGAAAATTCAATATCTACAATTCTATCCTTAACTAATACTTTTTCAGGAACACCTTCAGCAAAGGTACCACCATTTTTATAAGGATCGTATAAACCCTTCTCAGCTAGATTTTTAAGTTCTAAAGTATTATAGTCTCTGGTATAATTTCCTTTAATAATCCTTGCACCTTTAGTGGGGAAAGCGGCTCTATCGGTTGCAGTTTTTTTCTTTCTACCTAATAATCTTGCTTCAGATTCAGGAATCACTCTACCATATTTACTTATTTGATTTCTTATTTTAGCTTTTAAAACAGAGGGTAAATCTTCATAAGTATTTAATCCAAGTCTTTTAGCATCTTGTATTGCTAAATTAGTAGAAACTGTAGAAGATCTTCCAAAATCATCTGACAATAAAATTTTTGTGGCTTCTTTTAGTTTGTCTTTTCCATATTTTGCATAATCTTTTTTTAAATTTTTTTGTTTTATAGCTTGACCACCTGGACCAAAACCAATCCGTCCACCATCAGCTCGTGGATTACGTCTCATAAATGCATTGATTGCTTCTATCTCTTTGATTTCTGGTTTTGGATCTGGTCTTGCAATATCTGATGCAAATTTGACTTGTTTTCTAACACCTGATCGAGTCAGGTAGTCCATCATCTGTTTATATTCTTTTGGAGTCATTATTCTCCTAACATTCTAGCGATACCGCCTGATGCATAGTCATCGTAGTCAAGTGCTTCGCCTTGCCTTGCAATCACCGCATCTGACTGAGCTTCAGGATCTTCTGTTATAGCTTTAGCTTTATCTTGTCTTTTTTTATTTTGAATAAATTCTTTCATAGTCGGTCCTTTGCCTGTTGCATATTCTTTTAGTTTCGATACATCAGAATCAAGATCTTTGATACTCGTACCACCAACCTCATCTACATCTATTTCATAATCATCACCATCAGGTGATCTACCACCTCTGCCTACAGGACCTGACTCCGCTGTAGTAAATTCTGCTGTTGGTCTTGGATCACCCTCATCCGGTAATGGTTTTTTATATTGTAATTGCACATCGTCACCAAACACATTCTTTTCACTTTGATACTCCACTCTTACAGCACCATCGTCTATGTCTTCTGTAACTCGGACCACGGAACCATCATCAAGTGTTTTCTGATGAATAGATTGTCTCTCTGCTGTTGCAAATCTTTTTGTAACATCATCACCTTCGATAATGACTTTGTTAACCAATGCATCAAACCATTCTGGTTTACCTGCAACATTATCTGTTTTAATTATTGGAACTTTTTGTACAGTCTTACCTACTTTAGCTAATTTAAAAAACTTACCAACAATTGGCACAGCTGCCATACCACCTAAAATTTTTAAGAAAGTTCTTCGAGTCATTCCGTCTTTAAAACCGATACGACCACCTTCTGCATTTAAAGCTCGGCCATCTGATTCTTTCATACGTCTATTTTTAATCATCTGTTCAATATCTATAATTGCATCGTCTATATTAATTTTATCATATACTTTCATTCTATCTAGACGATCACCTTTCATTGCACTCTTGATAAATGGTTGCAACATTTTTTCAGCAGTAGTAAAATCTCCAAAACCAGCCTCATCGATGTCTTTTTGAACTTGTTTAGCAATTTCTTTATTTTTATCTAAAAATTTTTTGTCTGATTTTATCGTATTCAATAATGATTCAAGATAATCGGTTTGATTTCTTTCTAACATTTTTCTGTGTTCAGGACCCATGATATTCATAATACCACTTGGAACTGATTTAGGATTTATCTCTTTTAGTTGTTGTGATCCTTTTGTACCTCTTTGTTTTGCAAAGAAATTCAACAAAGCTTTGAGTGCAGTAATACCACCTGATGCAAATTGTTTTCTAAAATTAATACCAATACCAGCATCATTTCGGCCAAAACCTTTGTTGATACCAAAACTTAACTCACCGCCGCTAATATCTTTTTGTCCACCAATTTTTGCTCTATCTAAGTCAAACATTAACATCATGTCTTTTGACAAAGGAACTTTTGCAGGTTCAACATTTATCATTCTTTTAACTATTTCTTTTAAAGCTTCTTCAGGATCATTAGTTTCAAAGGTAGGTCCCATAGGTTTTTTTTCTTTATCAAAATCATATTTAATACTTGGTGCTCCACCATCATCAAACCCTGCACGTCCACCTTGTGCCATGTCTTCTGGGTCTTCCATATCTCTTTTTTGTCTTATTCTCTCAACGGCTTCTTGATTTTCTTTTTCTATTCTAGATAGTATCTCTGCCTCTGTCTCGGATTGCTTGCCTCCCATGATCTTGGATCGTGGGTCTATCTCTTTACCTTCCATGTCCATAATCTTTGCAGATTTTGTAGACTTAATTCCTTGTTGCACGTTTCTTGGTGCTTCTATCTGATTGATAGCGTTCTCTACTTGGTTAGCATTTTTTAATGAGTTCGGATCAATACCATTACGAGCTAGTCTTTCTGCAGTCATAGCCACATTAAAATCAACTAAATCTTTTTTAGGTAAGGTTCGCATGACTCCGGTTTGATCCTTCATCATTGTTCGTAATACCCATTGTAGAACTGCTTTCATTATTTATCTCTTTTTTTAAATTTGGTCTTATCTCTAATTGGTCCGAATCTTCTTATTAAATCGTCATGTAATATCTCTGCTCTTTTAAAAGGATTTTTAACACCCTTAACTAATTTTCTTTGACGACCTGGTGCACCTCTAAATCTTGATCTGATATCTGGTAAACCTTCATATCTTTGTGCTAAGTTTTTTGATTTTCTAAATAATTTTGACATTAGTTTGCTATGCGCCTCTAACTCATCTTTTATATCCTGTTTACGTTTACCTGTATATCCAGGACTAGATTTAATTTGTTTCATTGTTTTATTATATTCTTCAACAGCTGGTTTGTTTAAATCTTTTTGAATCTGCATCATTTTTCTGTATTTTAAACCAAACTTAAGAGTATCTTTTTTATCAATTATTTCTTTTTTCTTTTTAGCTTTAAGTCCTGCTTTACCAGTTATGTTAGCACCTTTAGCTGCAGCTACAGCTCCTTTTACAATTGCACCTACTGAAAATTTTTGTCTTCTAAACATTAGTAATAATTCCTTTTACGTTGCTCGACTTTTTCGTCGATATAATCTTCAGGGTGTCCGATCAGACCGCCCTGTCTGAATCGCATGATGGCTTGTGTTGTTGAATCGACCAAGTCATCA